GAACCAACCCAAGAAAGCGGAACCGCTTTCTGTGGGGGAACCTCCGGCAACTCGTCAGGAATTGCCGATGAAAGAAACCACTCCTTCGCAACCTCTTTACGGACTCCCCACTCAGCACGGGCTTTATCTCAGTGATTCCGCAACTCTTGAAGGTGCCCAGCACATTCCCCTTGGCGATTTGCTGACACTCGACCGCTCGAGCTACGCTCTGAAGAGCGATGCCGTTCAACGTCGATTCGTCCTCGTTGGATGGGACTCCACGCCTCGAACCGGATACTCAATTATCGAGCGGCAACTCGTCGTGCACTCCGAAGATCACGCTTTCCGGATCGGTGGACTCTCCCCTCGTGGCCTCGTCATCTCCGAACTCGACCTTCAAGGCTACTCGGAGCATCTCGGCCAAGGCTTTTACATCCGCTCTTTCTTCATGGCTCGACCCCTCCAGAAGATGGACGCACCGCCAGAGATCAGCCTCCTTTGAAAATCGCCCCGTGCTGACCAATTGTTCCCGATTTCCGCCACTCGTAGAATCATCGTAAACCACGAAGAACCAACGACTTGCGCAAACAAGCCCAAAAAAGCGGCATGATGCCATTGCCTCAAAAACAAAACGTCACCACGGCCGAATCTTTTTTGAACATTTTTCTCGACACATCTCCCCTTTTTCGTCAATCTGTGGCATGCAAAACTTCCCTTGGCTGATGGTAGCTCAATCGCTCTTGCTCCTCGCCCTCTGCAAATGGGGTTTTCCTGCAATCCTCAAAATCATTCGCGCTTTCAAAGACTATGGAAATCGCTGATTTACTCTCGGGCTTCTTCGCAGGTCTCGGCCTCTGGTCGGTCACAAAGATTTTCGCTGTGGTCATCTCGCAATTACGCGAAAACCTCAGCGACTAGCAGCACAACAACAAAACATATATATCAAATGAGAATTCACGTACTTATCATCGACGACATCAGAGGATCCTACAAACGCAAAGACGGCCAAGAGGTTGACCAACGCATTCTTCACTGCGTTGACCAAGATCCCGAGAGCCGATTGCTTGCCATGGTGCAAGTTTCCATCAGTCCAGAGGACGCCAAAGCAGGAGCCGCAAATCTCAGGGGAGCCACGGCAAACCTTTCTATTTCGCGCATCGTTCAATACGAAGCGAGCAAAAGCCTCGGTTTTACCGGTTCAATCCTCAACGTCCAACCCTTCACCAAGTGAAAATGATTGAGTACATCATTCTTCTCCGGAGTCTGTACCCCGGTGCGTCGAGCTACCCTGACACTCCCGAAATTCTGATCGGTCTTACGCAAGGGCGATTCGGACTCAACGGGCTACTCCGTCGGATCCTCGAACTGGAGGCTTATGACTCGTAGACCTCGCATCTTCACGTCGTTATTTCATGCCATGCGGTATCTGCAGTGGTTGCAAAGTCGGTAGCCGCTCGCCATTCTTTGGGAAGGAAACTCCCGCCTTATTGCTTCAAGCAATAGGCGGGTTTTTCGGTGTGATCCTTCCTCGTAAACTTCCGGAGTTCCCCCCCCAGTCACCCCCCGGGATGGGCGGATTGGAAGGCAGAGCCTTGCGAGCGAAGCACGAAATCACACATTTTTCTACCCCGCACTGGTTCAGTACACGCGACCGATTTCCGCACTCATGAAATCCTTCATCGTAGCTCAAGGACAGCAAGCTCCAACGGATCACTACTTCGAACGCACGCCGCCTTCCAGCGAGACGGCCGATAGGCCGTCCGCGGATGCGGCCGCGATTCGGGGGCTTGTCTTACATAGCATACTCGGTCAAGATTCACCGATTTGCCAGATTGAGATTCACAAGAACGACGTTGTTGTGAGAAAAAAAGTCTCTTCTGTGCGGACTGCAGTCCGCAACGCTCAACGAGGAGAAATCACAGAGCATTCCCTCAAAAGTCGCCTTGCCCTTAGCCACTTCCTCAACAACACAGACCACACTTTTCATTCAATGCTGACTCTCACGTTTCCGGCGCAATTTCCGACTGACGGCCGCAAGGTCAAAAAGTGTTTCCACGACTTCGCTCGCAACACCCTGTGCAGGCTCGAAAAAAAGCGTCTGCCTCTGGTGTGGTTTTTAGAGTTCCAGCGGCGCGGGGCTCCGCACTTTCACGTTCTTTGGGCTCGTGAACTTCCGGATCCCGAGTTCATTCCTCGAACCTCCGTCCGCTCTTCCCGCCTCGGCTACTGGACGGATCGGAGTTTGCAATCAAAGCTCGCCCTTCAATGGGCCTTGGCGGTCGCTCGGTTTTTCGGGGATGGCACTCCGGATCCTGACCATCTCCGCGCTGGTCTTGCGCTCGAGATTCTTGACGATGAAACCAGTGCGAAGCGGTACGCTTGTGCGCACGCTGCCAAGGTCACACAGAAAACCGTGCCAGCGTGTTATTCTGGCGTGGGCCGCTTCTGGGGGAAATACTGCTGCGAAAAGTTACCGCCTCCGCTCGTCATCAACGCCACGACTGAGAGCGTATTCGCTGCCGTGGGCCGTGATGCGCTATCCACGAACGGCCGTGTCAGAAAGTTTCTTTGGGGTGCCTCAAGATTTTTCTCGACATCTGACGAAGAATTCATATTCTGAGCGCGTACAAACAATGAAAGTAGGTGAAAAAAACAATGAACATTCTCTCAAAACTCAAGGCTCTATTCCTCGTGACGATCCTAGGCCTCGCATCCAGTGCATCCGCACTCGCGAACGCCGTCGATCCCATGACCGGAGCCAACGCCGCCATCGCCACGATGACCACGAATGCCGGCACGATCGGTGCTGGCCTTTTGGCTATCGTAGTTGCTGGCCTCGTATTTCGGTGGATCCGCTCTGCCCTTAGTCGCTAAAATGTGAGTTTCCGGATCTCCTCAAAACCGGGCCTTTTTATGGAAACTACCCTCCTGCAACTCAACATCATCATCGGCATTCTGCTCTGGATGTGCGCCGCCAAAAACTTATGAAGCTCGCAATCCTTAGCTTGCTCGTTTTCTGCTTCTTAGTCAAAGCGCACGCCGTAATATACACCGATGGGGTAACGGAATGGTCAATCACGCATGGCAATTGGGCCGTTTCGAAGCTTGGCCCGGCCGCCAACAACTGGGAAGAAACCGGGACATGGACAAAGCTCGGTGCCTGGACAAACGCGGGTAATTCTCAATCAGGCACAGCGAACGGTATCGCCATCAACGCGGAAGGCTTTCTTACTCATTGGTTCGGCCGACCCGCGAAAGATCCCCTCGTCATGCTACAAGTGGGCGCACCTGATGCGCCGTTCCCTGCGCCGTTAACCCCTAACGCAACCGAGGCCGACGCCATAACGGATCTCTCAATCTCGCTTGATCTCTTGGGGTATGATCCCGCTTCCATAATTTCTCTTTCAGACAATCTAGGCAACGTCTATCACAACGGATCCATCGGGGACGGAAACTTTGATTTGCGCGTCTTGTCGTCGAATCCGCTACTGACCTCCTACACCTTGACGGTTGACGGTGTTTCGACAACTGTCCAAGCCAACATTCCGCAACTCATAGGCGACCGAATCGAACCAGTCCCTCAAAGCATGGTCGGCACAATTCAGCGCCCCGTTCCTACGCCAAGCCCGACGCCTTTTCCGATAGTGCCCGACACTGCCCCGCCAGTTCAAGCCAACCCACCTCCGGCTCTCAACATCGCCACGCCTCCAAGTCCGCCTTCAGCACAACCCGGTTCGCTTCCACCTTCCCCGACAGTTTCGAGCGTTGCGCCTTCCGCCGTTGCAAGCTCAACACACGTTCGGCCACCCGTTCAAGATCTCGAGACAACGCGCCTCGCCGTTGCCGCTGGAATGTTGGATGCAATCAATGAAGCTCCTCGAAGAACCGTTCAGGCCGGATCAGTCGAACCGCTCCAGACACTCGGCAAAATCCAGACCGAGGCCGCTAGCGTCAATGCTCAAATGGTTCAATTGCGCAATGCAGCCCGAAGCGTTGCGGAAAGATCGCAGAAGCTTTTTATGGCTTTCATTCCAAACTTTACGATCCCGCAAACGCAGAACATGTCAATCGTGCTCGCCAACACCACCATCGTTCTTGACTTTACGCATCCAATTGTCGGCATCATCAAGGGACTGCTTGCTTTTTTTACAATCACGCTGACGGGCCTTGCCATCGTCCGCACATTCAAGAACGCCAAATGATCGCCTCAATTCTCGATTGGATCGTCCAATGTGCCCGGGGCCTCGGCGAAGGCATCGGCCGCATGACTCTCATGTGGAAACTTGCACTCGTCGCGCTCGGCTCAATTCTGCTCGGGCCGTTCAAGTATCTTATCCCTCTTGCCTTGTGGGTCATCGAGCTTGCCTCCGACATGCTTACTCGCATCGAGTTTCACGTTGCAAGCGTAAATTTCGGAACGGCCTCCGCTGGCTGGAATGCAGCTTCGCATTATATCGGTGTTGCCAACAACTTCATGCCAATTGGTGTCATGGTCACTTGCTTTACTGCCCTTCTTGCATTGAGCATAATTCGCTGGCAGATAGTCGCCATCACCATGCTTGTCAAGTTCCTTTGGGAGCTTCGTCCAAAGTGGCTCGGTATTTAGGCTTAGGAATCCGCTCCTAGCGGTTCCCTTCTATTTGCCCATCATTCACCACCGATAGAAACACTCTGATTAACCTAAATCCGACAAATGGACGCCTACATTGAAATCTTCACGGGCAAAGTAGGAGGCGGCAAAACTTATAGCTCAGTGATAAGAATCATCGGTCACCTCGCTAACGGTGGTAGCCTTTACTCCAACGTGGAAATCAACTTCGAGAACACCAAGCAGTATATCGCGGATAAACACAATCTACTTATCGAAGAAAGCCAAGTGAACTATCTCGAAGCGGATCAGATTGCACAATGCCACAAGCATATTAAAGGGGGAACCTTAGACACTCCTGTTCTCTTAATTATCGACGAAGCGCACCTGTGGTTTAATGCATTAGACCATAAGGAGGCAAACCGGGACTTTCTTACATATCTAACGCAAACCCGCAAGGTTCACATTCACGTTATCTTTATTACGCAACACGCCGCAAACATTAATGCACAATTTCGACGCCAAGCCCAGTACACTTGGAAATTCTCGGACATGCAGAAAATGGTAATTTGTGGGATACGTTGGCCCTTCAAGCAAATTCGTTGCTGCCAGATGGACGAGGATGGGAAAACAATCGTTGACCGCTACACGATCCCGAAAGATCCCGAGATCTTCCGGTGTTACACTTCGACCGCACTGCTCAAACCGCTAGCGTTCGACACCAAGACTTCCCTTGGCAAAAGGAAGCTGCAAGCGGTGCAACCACCCGAGAATCGTTTCAAGCTCGAGCGCGTAATTGAGCAATTGCACTTCACGCCCTTACGAGTTGCGGTCATGCTTCTTATTTTGATCGGCATCCGGTACACTCTATGAGAGCTTCAAAGTGGCTCTTCTTGATCGTCTTGTGTGTCGTCATTTTCGGCGGTCTCGGTGCTTTGGTGTCAGTCTATTTCCG